TCCGATCTATGGCATCGAACACTGGAGGAGCGGGCCTTACAGTTGATTATAACGCCTATGGAACGGCTAGCAATGCATTCGTGTGCGGTGGAGTATTCTACAGCGATTCGCAATTTTCCAGTTGGAAAACCTGCGTCCAAGGCGATTCTCATAGTTTTGTAAGTTCAAGTTTGCTGTTGAACTCGGATGGTTCCCCACAAGTCAGCTCCCCGGTTATCAAGTGGGGAATAAATTTAGGTAGCGTCTCGACGGGGAACGTAGCCTCACTCGCGAATGATACAACCAAAGGGAGTACGCGCACGACCTTGGCTCGGCCCGCAGCAGGGTCATGCTCAACGCAAGGCGTATTACCCTGTTGGGACATCGGCGCTTATCAATTTTCTGCTGCTGTTGCTCCTGTAAACGGTGCTCCCTGCGCGAAGTGCTTTGCTATGCTGAATATGGCGATGCCAGCGTTACGAGCGGAGCCGAAAGTACAACGTCCGCAATTGGTCAACCATCACCGACTCCAACGCATACACAACCCATATCGGGATGGCAAACGACCAAAAGCCCAACCAAACCACAACGCCGATTTTTTCGTTCCGACTACATTGGCGCCAGCCTTTGTAGAAAAAAACATGAAAGTACCAATGTTGAGTCTGGATTATTCCAAGGCAGATGATGGCTATGGTCCCCAGAATCCAATACAACAGGCCGGGAGTTTCGTGGTTCATATGTCCTCCGGTATGGGCACGGATTTTATCATATAGGTTACGGTCAGTGGAACATACAAGATCATGAAACCCCTTCTCCTCCTCGCTCTCCTGTGCGGGAGTACCGGATAAATCCATGAAAACTAAACTGCTGTGTTTCTCGCTGCTCATGCTGGCGATGGGCGGGAGCGCCTTCGCCCAACTCAGCGCCTTTTCCGCACAAGAGTTAGGCGGAAGCTTTTCAGGTGCAGGTCCAGGCAACGCCGTATTTCTGTCCTACGCTCCCGTTCGGATCTGCAACGTCCCGGCATCGGGAAGCCCCTGCACCCCGCTCGCGTCGGTCTTCGACTTAAACGGAAATGCTCTGTCAGTGAGCGGGCCAGCGAACTTCGGGCAGACCACCACGGATGCCGTAGGCCGTTGGAGCATTCAGTGCAATCCGGGCGTGTATGAAGTCCAGATCGGCATGGCGCTGGCGACCACGCTGCAAAAACAATACCTATTTGCCTGTCCGGTCACTAGTGGCAGTTTCGCCGCCGTAGGCGCCAACAACGCCTTCACGGGCAACAACACGTTCAAGGACATCGTTGGGACAAAGTACGTTAGCGCCGGGAATCCCCAAAGTTGGTCAGGTGCCGATGCTTGCGCTTGGATAAACAGCGCGATTGCAGCACTTCCCACATCTAGTGGCTTCGCGGCCGGAGTTGTGGACATTACCGGACTGGCGAGCAATTCAACTGTCCCCTGCGGAACGACGGTTAACGCTGGGAGTCCCTATCTTTGGCTGCGTGGCCCAGGCGCGGCGGCTCTAACTTTCAACTGCACCGTCAACGGAGATTGCTTCAACACGCAAGAAGGGGCCGGAGCAGTCATTACTCCGGGCTTCCGCATGAGCGGCTTCTCGGTTCATGGAACAGGCACAGCGAATGGTGTTGCTTTCCATCTCGGCGATATGGTTGGCGGGCGCTTCGATGACCTCGCAGCCGATGGATTCACTGGAACCAATGGCGCGTGTATGTGGTTCGAGAACAAGAACTTTTTCTTCGAGGCCAACATCGTCAATAACGTTTTCTGTGGACAGACTCCCGGCTCGCAACTTGGAAACACGAAAGATTACCGATGGAGCGTGACGACGGCGAGCGTAAACAACGCCAGCTTTCAATATAACCGATACTATGGGCTGAAATACTCTACACTGGCGAACCAAACTGCATTTAGCTTCGAGGGTGGCGTACATAACGGGGGCACCTGGCAAGTAACTGGGAACACCACATCCGCTACTGGCACAACCGTTATCGCCATGTCGGGTTCAATCTTTCCGACGAGCGGTGTAAACACAACCGTTGGCGGGACGTTCTCCTTCAAATCAGAATGCACAGGCTGTAGCGGGGCGGCTTTCTATAGCATTCCAGCAGGTTATATATTATCGATTGACTCCGGTTCCATTGCTGACAATGGGGGCTTCACCTATACCGTAGCAGGGTCAGTCACACATTTGCTCAATCCAAGCCCTCTTGAAGTTTCATCTCTCGTAAGCTATTCAGCCTCTGGAGTGCGTGGCAATCAGTACAATCTAACCATAAATAATCCAGCAGCGAACAGAACTCTGTCGATTTTCGACCCCGGAGGGAATGCTAATTTTTGCCTCTCTCTCAGTTGTTCATTGACCGCGCCATCATTGATTGCAACTGGTCCGAATACGAACGCTTTTACGATTCAGCATCAGGTTGGTGGGAATACATACCAGTTTCAAGTTACTAACCCTTTCACAACGCGAACATTCACGTTCAACGATGCTAATTTGATGTTCCCGGTAGCCCCCGTACCATTGAGCGCTGGCGGGTTTGACGTGGGTTCGACAGCGCTGCCTTGGGGCAATCTCTGGCTGGGTACGGCGGGAACGAACAATTTCAAATTTGCGCCAGCGGCGACAGCGGCGGCTAGAACAATTACTATCGCCGACCCCGGCATTGCCAGCGTTGGAATGACGCTGACCATCGCCAACGGCACAGCCGCGATGACAACGGCGGCGATTGCATCTCTGGCATGCGGCAGCACAGTCACAGTGGCGGCAACTGGAGTCCTAAGTACGGATGTAATCATCCTAAATTCAAACGGGATTGGACCACCGTTGCCCAATGCGTTTTTGACGCTGCAATACTGGCCGATTGCGGGGAATGTAAACTTCTCATTTTGCAATTCTACTGCTGCCAGCCAAACACCAGTAGCGGAAACTCTCAGTTGGAAAGTGGTGCGCTAAATCAATGACGCTCCAAGATGGTCAGGCCGAAACAGTAGGGAAGATGGGTGATTCTCCAATTCTCCACGTAAATAAGGGCTTGGCGCGTCTCGTTAATGGAGATTTCAAAGTGCTCCTCGATTGCGCGAATGACGCCGCGTTCATTGTCCCAACCCGTAAGCCGCTGGCCATTTTTCGTGCGGAGGATTTCGCGGAGATTGGTGTCGTGGAAAACAACTCGGCATCGTGGCGACAGGCGCGGAAACCAAGCGCCTATCTCCTGAACGGTGTGGAAATAATGATGGCTGGTGTCGATGAAAAGAAAGTCAACACTTGGGTTAATGCCGCGCTCCGAGCACCAAGACGGAAATTCGCTAGCAAACGCAACGTCATCGGCCTGAACAAATTGCCACTTCGGATAGTCCGAAACAGAAGCGCAGTTATCAATATCAACGCTAACCACATGAGCGTCAGATAGTGCAGCGGCAGAGGTAAGGGCTTTAGTGGCCACTCCCTCTCGCGTACCCAGCTCGACAATCAGCTTAGGGTTCGCGGCAACGCATTCCCAGAATAATGCAGGCAGATGGTCCTCAATGTCTGGCGGTCTGGGTCCGTCATGGAAGAACAAGAGATTTGTAAATTGGCACCACATCACGTTTCGCACTTGTTTCCATCTAGGCGGAAACTTTATGTCATATGGTGAGTTAGGCATGGCGCGAGAGTCTATACCCCTGATAAGCAGAGAGTCAAAGGCTTTTATGGAGAACCGAGCCGTGGATTCAGCGGGATGGCGACCGCGTGGTCAGGCTGGGCGGGGCTGGGCGTTGATAACTCCACGTCCAAATGTGACGCGACTTGTGGCGGTCGATTCCGTGCGCAAGGCGCTGATGCTTAGTGAATTTCAGGAAATCGCTGCGGGAAAATGGCTGACCGCAAACATTGCAAGTCTTTATTGCCTTCGCGCTCATAAAAATGAAGCTAGGCGGGTGCCTGCATTTCGGCCTTCACCGCCTAGCACGCTAATTCTAACACGACTCCAACGAAATGAGGGCGCTAGCTGAGATGAAAACCACACTGAGGTTTGTGCAAATCCTGCTCGTACTTTTCCTCTGCGGCTGTGCAGCGCGACAGGTCCACGATGACAAAGTAGGCGCTCCGCCAGTCTCCGAGGGCGGCGAGTGGAAGTGCATCAACAACCACTACCAGTACAACCATCTGACGGGGCGATGCGAGCGAAGGTGAAGCCCGATGACGTGCCCAACACCCATCGCTTGACCAATCTCGAAGTGAAGCTGCTCCATGCTGTCCAGAAGCTCATCAACGAACTGCCGATAAAGATTAATAGACGGCCCAAATCCAAGCGGAGGCTCCCAGCCCGTGCCTGATTCCGATCACGACTTACTGATACGCATCGACGAACGAATAGAGAAGATGCACAAGGAATTGCTCGGCAATGGCAGGCCGGGCCGCGTGGATGTGGTAGAGGGCCGCGTGGACGCGCTCGAAGCCGCCAAGAATCGCACCATCGGTTGGATAGCAGGCGCTGGCGCTACGGTCGGCGTGGCGTGGGGTGCTTTGGAGTATCTGTTTCACCGCAAACCGTGAATCCTCAACCGTACGACAACCTATCCGACTTGACCCTGCTAGAGCTGTGCGTCTGGCGCGAAGCCCAGAACCAGGGAAGCGAAGGAATGCGCGCCGTCGCATGGAGCATCAAGAACCGCGTGGATAAGCCCTGCTGGTGGGGGAAGGACTGGGCCAGCGTCATCCTCAAGCCGTGGCAGTACTCCAGCTTCAATCTCTCCGACCCCAACTATCGCAAATGGCCCAGCGACACAGACGCAGCCTTCGCCACGGCCTGCGATGTCTGCACGAAGGTTTACGTCGGCTCAGACACGCAAGACCCGACAGACGGCGCTACGCACTACTACGACACCAGCATCGGCTTCCCGAAGGCATGGGGCAGCGAGAGCGAATGGATTAACACGCTCAACATTCATCGGTTGAGATTTTGGAAGATGCGGCCGGCGAACAACAACGAAGCCGTGCAAGACGCAGTGACAGGAGAGGCTTGATGACCTTTTGGCGCGGCGTTTTCAGTGACGGCGATACGCCCAGCTTCTCGCGGGTAGCTACGGGATTTGTTGTGGCCTTCTCGCTTGGCTGGGTGAGCCACATTGTTTGGCGGACGCACGCGCTACCGGACTTTACAGGGCTGGCCCTGTTCGTCGGCACGCTGTACGGACTGAATCGCGTTACCGCGGCATTTGGAAAATCCAATGACACTACGCCTAAAAATTGAACTGACAATTGCTCTTGTCCTGCTGGGCGCTCTAGGAGTTGGCGCGAAAGTCTGGCTCGACGAGCACGACAACCGAATCAAAGCCGAGGCGAGCGTAGCGGCGCAAGCGCAGCTTCAGCAGCAGTACCAGCAGCAGGTCAGTGATTTGGCGAAGAGAATTGACGCAAGAGAAGCCGCGTATAACGCACAATCTGAGCAACTGAAAACCCAATTCCAACAAGCGTCAACGCCCCAACAAACGGCACAACTTGTTGCTTCGTTGATGGGACTAAAAACCCCAATAACGATAACAACTCCATCGCCAACAGCAGCAACCCCAAACCCACAGCCAGTTGCACAAGTATCCGCAATCGACTTTCCACAAGCCAAAGCCTACATCCAAGAGTGCGAGCAGTGCAAGCTGGAAAGACTCAACTTTCAGGCCGATGCCGCAGATCGCCAAGCGCAAGCGGCCCTCGCACAGAAGCAAATCGACTCCCTGAAGAAAGAGAATGCCTCGCTGCAAACCGCGGTCAAGGGTGGCTCGTTCTTCCAGCGGCTAGGTAAGGCGACAAAGTACCTGATTCTTGGCGGCGCCGCGGCATTAGTGGCAACGTGTGGCACCGGACACTGTAAATAGGAGGAAACATGGCAACATCCACAGTCATTCCAAAGCAGTCATTTCTCGAAAAGCTGACGCAGACGGTGTACTTGGATTACGTGCTCAAGCTCTTGGGCATCATCATGTTCGCGCTGGCGCTGTTCAAGGGCTGGCATTCAATGGGCATCTTCACAAAGTTCTTGCTCGTCAGCGGACCGATCGCGTGGTACGTCGGCGCGCGGTTCAACAAAGTCTACCGGTAGCCTTAGCGCCAACTCCGCGCTTCGAGAAAGCGAGGAAAGCGGTCCACTTGGCCGGGGATATTGTCAGCGCCCCGGCCTTTCTTTTTGTGCTAGAATCTTCGCGCGGGACTGGCCTATTGGCAGGGCATCAGTCTTCCAAACTGAACAGACGGGTTCGATTCCCGTGTCTCGCTCCAAAAGTTTCTAGCTTGCAGCGTGGAGGGACACGCTCAAGTCGTGATGGACGCTGGCTCGGCACGACTATTTCTTTCGTCTAATCGGAACCGAAGCCGAATTCGGAAGTGAAGTACAGGCCAGCGAGCTACCCAAGGGGAGCCAAGCTAGAATTGAGCACTGTTGGTCTAGTGGCATGACGCGGCTTTCGTAAAGCTGAAGCCTGTGTTCGATTCACAGATGGTGCTCCAGGGCCGATGTAGTTTAGTGGCAGAATTCTTCCTTGGTAAGGAAGAGACTCGGGTTCGATTCCCGGCGACGGCTCCAAAACTTTGCCGAGTTCGTTCAGTGGTAGGACCGGGAGCTTGTACCTCCCAGACGTGGGTTCGATTCCTACACTTGGCTCCAAATGTGGCCGAAGCCAAACGGTGCGGCGCGGGACTGTGGCTCCCGTTCTAGTGGATTCGACTTCCACCGGCCACCCCATTTTTGCCCCGAGCATCCCCCTCGTAAGGCTCCCTCCAGTTACCGATTAGGCACAATCCACTCCTAGTACGTTCATTTTTGCGTAGTACCCTCACTTTGGGCTTGACACATTTCCGCGTAATCCCGCATACTGCGCCCACAGTATGAAACCTCATCCAATCGGCCAAGCAATTAAGGAGTTCCGGCTGAAGCGTTGCTGGACCCAAAAGCAAGCAGCGGATGCGCTCGGTATCGGCCTTCGCACTCTTATTTCCTTTGAGCGCGGCGAAGAGCGGAGCCCTCGGCCACTCACGCTGGCGAAGATCAACTTCGCCATGCAATCCATTGAAAAGGCAGCTTGATATGCTCTTTTTTTGTGGCCATAATGTGCAGAACCGAGGTATAAGTTATAATGCGCCGGGTAACATAACGCATTTATTAATACCTTCGCAAGCGGAGGCTTGTTCCAAGGGTGCTCCGAAAGGCAGAGGTCGTTGGTTCGAATCCAACCGGGTCCATAACCATTCACGTGATGGTGGCCGACATCGACGGATGTTTGGCGAGACCTGTAGCTCAGCGGCAGAGCGTACGCCGAATAGGAGCATCCTTGAAACGGGCCGTCAACTCGCCTTCCTCATCAGCTCGAACTCGTCAAACCTCAGCATAGCCTGCTTCCCATCCACAACCGTGCGCGACAGCCGGATGAACGTATCGCGCTCGTCCAGCATCCAGCGCAAGACCCACGCCTTTGCTTCTGCTTCGCGGGCGATCTCCATGTCTTTCTTTGCCCGTTTCCATGCCTGTGCGGCTTCATCCAGCGCGGCCAATTCCGCCGACTGCAAAGCTGCGTCAGACCAGTCAATCACTTGTTCGGGACTAGGTAGCGAGTTCAAAGAGGCCTCCTGGGATTTGAGGTACGGCGGCGGATTCTCTGTGCATATGAACGGGATGTAAATAGACCCGATTAGTTCTTTCGTACGGGGTACTTCGGTACTGGGTTGTTAGAGCGCAGGCAATAAGGAGAGCAACGGTGTCCCAGCCAATCCGTTGGGTTCTTTCAGTAGATGAAGAGACGGTCCAGATCGTGGACCGTTGGCAGCAGAAACTTTCGCCATTCGCAGACGGCAATCGCAGCCTGCTGGTGCGTTTGCTGATCAAGTTGTGGGACAAGGCAGCCACAGACGCGACCTTAGCGCCCATGCTCGTAGGCCTTCAAGGATTAAAAGTTATTAAAAGTGAATACGAGCTTCCTGCCCCTTCACTCTCCGTCGAGGGCAGGGCGAAGCCTCCGGTGAGAACTGGGCAAGTGGGCGGTTCTCATCGGGGGCGGGTTTCTGGCGTTAGTCGCCGGGTGGCTCTGGCCACGGAGGCATATGGCATCACCTTCTTTCCGCTGCACTTACGTCTTGATTCTACGCGAGGTGTGGCGTGAGACAGTTCGCTACTTTCGTCTCTTTCTTGGCCGTCGCGTGGGCGACCGCTGCGGCGCTCAAGCACAGTCTGCCGTGGCCGCATTCGGCCTACCTGATTGCGCAAAGCCTCTTTGCTCTGTGCGGCTGGTGGATAGCGCAGCGGGTGAGCGTTACGAGCAGGGAATACCTGTTTTTCTTTGGCACGTTCGGACTGGTGCTGCTTTTCGCTATTTGGGTGGCCCTGTACTACCCGATACATCGTGGGATTAGCCTGCTGCTGATTCCGTCGCTGGCAGTCGCGCTGTTCTTCTGCGGCCTGCGCATCTACGAAGTTTTGGGACGCAAGGCTCCAGTGCCAAGTCACATCACGCTATCGCTGGTGAATGGCGGCGTTCTGCTGTTCTGCGGAATCATGGCCCTGCTCTCACTGGTGGAGCCCTTATCGCCCGACTTGGTAAAGGCGACTACCTCACTCGGCTTCTTCTGGTTTCTGCAAGGGCTCTTCGGATGGATGCACGCGGCAACGCGAGGGCGGCTGCAACTGCTCAATGAGTTCGCTCCGCAATTCATCGCCATCGTGTGCTTCGCAGGATTGGCCGTGTGGTTGAGCGGCGCACAGCCAGAAAGCGCTCGCCAGCACAGCAGCGACGAACTTGTGTTGAGCGAGATGCACATTTTGGAGACGCAATGAGTTTTCTCCTACCTCAGGGTGGGCAGCTTTTGTACCTAGCGGAACATTAAATCGAGGAGGGGTTACATGCGATTGACGTTGGAGCAGTTGAAGGCGATGACACCTTTCGAAGTGAAGCAGGTTTGGAGAGGCGGGGACTTCCCGTTCGACCATGTTGCGGATTGCCACTCATGCATGACCGGGCATCACCCTGGATATGCATGGGGCTGTGGCTCACATCCGCAACTCAGCGACGCGATTGCGACGATTGTGGCGTCATTCCATGACATTTTAGAGCCGAATACGCTCTACGCCCACCTCGAAGAGTTCTACGCCCTGCGCCTCTTCTACGACTCACTGTATCCGCAGACGGTTGAAGCCACACCACAAACCGAGCAGGCGATAGCCGAAAGCTGCATCAGCACTGAGCTGGTCGCAAAGAGCGCATGAGGGAGATGTGAGGCCATGAGCGACTGGACGCCAGCAATTATCGCCACGCATGAGCATGTGCTCAAGTTTCACAAGAATGAGCCTCGCCAAGTCACAAAGTTTGCAGGAACAAAGATTCGCGTGCAAGAGAGCGATGAAGCGCGGAGGCAGATGGACGTGCTGCGGAAAAGTCAGCTTGGATGCCCTGGCTATTCAGTTCGCGTGCATCCCGACGATGCGGCAAGGCTGTGGCCTACGTTCGTGGAAAACGGCGAGAACCTGACACTTTGCACCTGCGTTTTGCTGATGGATTGAGGGAGGCGAGCAATGGATAACCAAAGCGAACTGATGCACTCAACCGGGGAGATAGTCGAACCGGAAATCCCTGACAACGAGTTTGAGGCTGCGCTGATCGAAGCCGATGTGCTCACCAAAGCGCAAGGCTGGAGGATGTTGCTCCACGCTCACGACCACGTTTGGCAGGACCGGGAATGGCCTTGGCGCGTGCGTTTCGACGTGGCAGGGCTGCTGTGGGACAAGGCTTTGAATTTGTGCAAGAAAAACATGATTGGGAGGGCTGCGTAAATGGGACCGACGAGAAGCGTGCAGCAATTTATCGACAAGTCATTTGAACCCGAAGAAGCGCTGAGCAAGCCAAGCGGGGTAATTATCGCCACTCCTGAGCCTCAGCCTGCCGCTCTAGCTCCCGTTGCGGCCCCGGCAGTTCTTGCCCCGGCACACTCTCAGTCAGAGACGGAAATACTGCGCCTCGCCATTGAGAAGGGCGCACCGATTGAGACCATCGAGCGCGTAGTAGCTTTGCTCGAAAAGGAACGCTCCCGTCAGGCCGAGATTGAGTTCAACGAGGCGCTGAATCGAGTCCAATCCAAGATCAAGCGTGTTGCTCCCGACTTGGACAACACGCAAACCCGAAGCAAATACGCCTCCTACGCCGCCATCGACCGCGTGATTCGGCCTATCTACTCGGATGAGGGATTCAGCCTCTCGTTCACGGAAGAAGATTGCCCTAAGCCTGAGCACGTTCGCATCGTCTGTTTTGTTTCCAAGGGAGCGTACACGCGCCAGTACCGCAAAGACATGCCAGCGGACGGCAAGGGCGCAAAGGGCGGCGATGTGATGACCAAGACGCACGCCGCTGCCGCTGCCGACTCCTACGCCAAGCGGTATCTGGTGAAAGACATCTTCAACATCGCAATCGGACAGGATGACGACGACGGCAATCTCAGCCGCCCAGGGTCGGGTGAGCCCTTCATCGAAGCCGAGGAGATCGAGAAGAACTGCGGAGAAATCTCCCGCGCAAAAGACGTGGCGGAACTGAAGTTTCTGTACGGGGTCGCCTTTGGCAAGGCCCGAGAAATTGGCGACCGCAAAGCAATGGCGCACTACATACAGGCGAAGGACAAGAGGAAGGGGGAACTTGACCATGCCTCTCGTTGAGGTCGAGCAGGGCACCGCCGAATGGCTCCAGATGCGAACCGGATGCGTCACGGGCTCCCGGGTGGCCGATGTAATGGCCAAGCTTAAGCGGAAAGATGGCGAGGCGCAATCCCGCGCCGACTACAAGGCGCAAATCGTCAGCGAGATCCTGACCGGCCGCGCCGCCGACCATTACGTAAGTCCTGCAATGGAGTGGGGCAAGGAGAATGAAATCTTCGCCCGCGGTGTCTACGAGGTCGAGGTTGGCTCCATTGAACCGGTCGGCTTCGCTCTGCATTCCAAGATCGCCCGTTTTGGCGCATCGCCAGATGGCCTAGTCGGGACGGACGGCCTCGTAGAGTTCAAGTGCCCGAACACTTCAACCCACATCGACTACATCCTCGCCGGCGTCGTTCCCGCCGAATACCAGTGGCAGATGCTCGCTGAGATGGCCTGCGCCGAGCGGCAATGGTGCGACTTCGTTAGCTATGACCCACGCCTGCCAAAGAGATTGCAACTGTTCGTGCGCCGCTTAGAGCGCGACGACTCACGGATCGCGGAAATGGAAGCGGAAGTGGTCAAGTTTCTGGCTGAAGTAGACGAACTGATAGCCAAGCTCAATAAGAGCACGCTCGTAGATTTGGACCCAACACTTGAAAGCAAGCTGCGAGCGAGCTTGGAGACGGCGAAGTGAAAACCGACTGGCAGCTACGCCAAGAGAAGGCCGCCATCACTCGGGAGTTGCGGAAGCGCAAGCGGCAGACGTTAGGACTGCCCAGCAGTAAGCCGCGCACGTACACCAAGGATGGGCATGAGTACTTGCAGACTGCCTTCGAGAAAACGAAGCGCCGCATGGAAATCTTCCGCGCCGCAGGCGGTGAAGTGGTGTGGTTTGACGAATCAGACCCGGCCACGATTGAAGAGATTCACCCAGCGACGTGCCAGGGATGCGTCGAGCCACATTTGATCAGTTGGAATGAAGGGCATTGGCACCACAACTGCGAGCTTCGCAAAAAGTGCGACAGCGCGGCGTGCGCTCTCTTCGTATGCCCTCCGTACCACAGGGCATTCCACAATCGCATCATCAAGTTTACGCAGCGACAGTCAGCGGAGAACGCAGCCTAGCAGGTCAACTTTTCGAGCGAGGGAGGAGACGACACACCATGCGATACACGTTAGAGCAGTTGAAGGGGATGGACGACAAAGAGTTAGGAAATCACTGGTACACCGGGAAGTTTCCATTCGATGTCATGAAGGAATGTGGCAAATGCTTAGCTTCGCATCGCGTTCTCACTTGCCAAGTACACGGAGATATTGCCACACCTCCATTCAAGGTCGTTTCTTCATGTCAGGACGCGGTAGGAGCCTATCTCAGGCCGCACCTAGAAGAGTATTTGGCTGCGCGTCTCTTCCACGACTCACTCTACCCGCAACCTGTGGCCGAATCCCGCACCGAAGCGGCTGAGACGCTGGCGGTGGAGAAATGAACTGGATAAGGCTAATTGGCGAACGCCTCGGCCTGTGGCGCTGCTGTTGGCTTGAGGACTTCGACGGTGAATTTAATTTACGCATCGCTCGCAGACTGCCGCGCGGCAGATGGCATGCAAAGCGAATGAGTTTCACTAATAGCGAGGTTGTTCTTATGCCTGACGGGAGTTTGCGCGGCGTAGGATTCGTCCATCATTGGCACTGGAATGATGAGGTCAGGCGCGAGCGGAAAGAAATAGAAACGCTCGAAAATATGGTGCGGTTGTGAGCCTCCTCCGCTATTACAAGGTGGTGCCGCGCAACGAGCCTGGAATTGTAAGGCTTAGCCTGGGCTGGGCGGTGGCTGGTGGAGCTGTGGCGTTGGCGGCGGCAGGGTATGCGTTGCTGTGGCTGTGGCCAGTGGCACAGAGGCTTCCATGAGCGGACCTGAGTTCAATCCACGCGATGACGAGCAGCTTGAGCAGTGCGAGAGCACGATGACAATTAATTCGTGGAGCGTCGTGCGCTGCCAGCAACCGAAAGGTCATTCCGGCGACCATTCAGCCTCATGGGATTGGGAAGATGCGCCGCCGCTGGAGAAACCGTGAGCGAAAAGCGCGAAGGCCAACAACTCAAGATACTCAAACTCTTGCACCAGCGCGGCGCGCAAGGCGTCACCAACATCGAGCTAAACAACCTCTGCCTGCGCTACGGGGCGAGATTGTTTGATCTGAGGAAGCATTGGGACATCGTAACCAAGCAGGAAAGTGAAGGCGTATTTCGCTTTACGTTGAAGGGTAAGAAACAGGCCGAGCAGTTGCGGTTGATCGCGTAGGTCGGGGGAGTGTTCGGGGGTCGGGAATGAGCTGGCAAGCTGTTACGTGGGTACTGGAGCATTCTGAGTCTACGCTTGGCTCACGCCTAGTGTTGCTATGCATTGCGAGTCACGCTAATCGAGAAGGTAAGAACGCTTTTCCGTCGCTAGACACTCTTGCGCGGGAAGCCCTCCTGAGCAGGCGAGAAGTTATCTATGCGGTGCAGTCGCTTGAGGAGGCTGGGGAGCTTCGCGTCCATCGCGGAATCGGGCGCGGAAACCCAAACCGCTACGAACTTCCATGGGTTCCCAGTTGGCTGGAAAAGGTGCAAGGACTGCACCAATTAAAAGGTGCAACGCCTAAGCTAAAAGGTGCAATCCGCAACAATAAAAGGTGCAACGCCCTCGACGTAAATACCGAAGAATCAATAGTATCCACTTTACAACCGTTAGAACCATCCAAAGCATTAACCGTAAAGGAAGTCTGTAAGTCTCTTTCTATCCCAAAACCGTCCAAGTCAACCCCTGAGTTGCTTGCCGAGCGGGACAGGCAGATTAACGCGCTGCGCGAGAAGGGATACATCCAGTGAAGCCTCAGCGAGTCTACGTCAGCGCCCTGAAGCCTCCACCTTATCCGTGCCCATTTTGCCCTCACATCACGCGCACCAGCGCAGCAGAGCACAGGAAGCACATTGAGAAGCACGAACAGGCCGAGCGAATCGGGCGAGTGTGTGACAACCAGGAGGCGAGGGAGTGAGGCCTGATTTCGGACTTTACGATGTCGTGAAAATCAAGACGGATGCGGGGCCGGAGGCTGGAACGGTTGTGCAAATCACCAAGAACAAAGTTCGCGTCCTGTTTCCAATTCGCTGTTTCAGGTGGCTGCTGAAATCAGAGGTAACGAAAATTAAGTGAAATATCGAACCATCTACGCTGACCCGCCATGGAACGAGAGAGGAGGCGGTCAGATTGCGCGCGGAGCGCAACGCCATTACCCGCTGATGGCCACAGAAGAGATTCGACATCTAGAAGTGGGCGGTAAGCCTGTTAGTTGGTTGGCGGAAGATAACGCGCATTGCTATTTATGGGTGACAAATAATTTCTTAATCGATGGCCTTGCCGTGCTCAAGGGTTGGGGATTCGAGTACAAGACGATGATTACGTGGGCGAAGGACCGCATCGGACTGGGCCAGTATTTTCGTGGACAGACGGAGCATTGCCTTTTTGGCGTGCGCGGGAATCTGCCCTACCGCTCGCAAGATGGAAAGCGGTCGCAAGGCACAACGCTGATTTCTGCGCCTCGCACAGAGCACTCCGTGAAACCGGAAGAGATGCGACAAATGATTGAACTGGTTTCTCAGGGACCGTACTTGGAATTATTTGCTCGCAAACACGTCCTCGGCTGGGATGTGTGGGGAGACGAAGTGCGCTCAGAGCCTCACGCTGATTATATGAGCAGGGGGATGGACGACTATGACAAACAAGATTCCTGACCATATTTGTTGCGGATGTATCGACCGTGCCTACGCTGCCGGATACGACTGTGCCCTTCAGCGAATTAGCAACTTACGTGACATCGAGAAGACGCAGCAAGAATTATCCGACATGAAGCAACGCCATGACGGTTTGATGGCCATACTGAAATTGCTTGTTCACAACCACAATGCAGACTTTATCCCAGTTCAGGATTTGCGAGCTGCTTGGGAAGAGGCCGAGGAAATTGTCAGCACAAATGGAGCGGCATGACTCTCTCCCTCTACATCTGTATGCGCTGCGATCAGCCCGTAGCCGAGGAGCACGAAGGGCCGCCAGTGCGAGCGGGGCAGAAAGTGCTGTGTAAGGCGTGTTGCCGAGAGGCGGTAGACGATTTGTTTGGAGGTGAGGATGAGCGAGCGAGGCTGCATGATTCCAGACTGCGAGGGCAAGTTTTTCGCGAAAGGGCGATGCCAGAAGCACTATCAGGAGGAGCGTTATTACCGGCCACGCCCAGCACTCAATAGCAAAGATTTACGCTGGCCGGACCTCTCGCCCAGCCAAGAGGCTAATTTGTGCTCGCTGATTCGCTCTTTGCCGGGAAGGGGTAAGCCGTGATCGCCACTGTCAGAATCGCCCCCGTCGAGAGATGGTGCGAGCCGATGAAAGCGCAAATGCGCGACTTCCCGCAATACAACTACTCCGTCCTTGTAGGTTTGCCGATTCAGATTAGGCCAGCGTCCATGCGGATCGCGGCGGACTATTGCGGTGGCAAAGGGTGGGTAGTTGAGTGGGATTCCGTGAAGGTGATGGACTCGTTGCAGGGCTATACGGGAAGGCGTGCGCCTAAAAAGGGCAAGGAATATCGAGCCTGCGAGCATTTCTTGGAGATGGACTGATGCACAGCGAAGCCTACAAGAATCGCCTGAGCACGGCCCAGTTGCTGCTCGGGAAGCATTTAGAGGAACTGGGGTTTCGAGACATTGTGTACGAGCACCGAATCACGCCAGAGCGGAAGTGGCGAGCGGACATTTGCGCGGACGGCCCGGAGATGTGGCACGGCCTTTACCTGTTCGAGTGTGACGGCGGGAAGTGGCATGGAGGCCACAGGAGAGGCGCGGCACTGGAAAAGGACTATGAACGCCAGAACTGGTGCCAAATGCACGGCTACAAGCTCCTACGCTTCACGAATGAGCAGATTCTTTCAGGGGAAGCATTGACATGGCTGAAAAAGCATTTGAGTTGAGGCGCGGGGAGGAACTTTCTATATGACGCAGACGGTGAGCATCGAACTAACGCCTAAAGAGCTGAATTACATCGAAATGGCGCTTCTTGAGCGCATCCGTGACTTGGAGGATGGGCCGCTTAGAGATGCTGGAAATGTTCCGCATATCCGCTGGTTCAGCAAGAGAGTGGCGAACAAAATCCGCCGCCAGCGTGGATACCCGGCCTACAAGTGGACGCGGCGCGGCGAACGTAAGAGCGAGTAAGCGGAGGGCGGCATGACGCAGACTAAGCTACAAGCGGGGCAGGAACATGAGGAGCGAATCCGCTGCATGAACTGCGGTAAGTCAGTTTCTACGCCAGTGCCTAAAGATACGCTCGTTCGCGCATGGGTAGAGTGTCCTGAGTGCATCGAGAAAAGTGCGCTCACAGGCAGCGCGGGAGCCTCTTCTGAGCCGCCGAGCGATGAACATAGGGGCATCTACGAGAAGTATCGCGTTGAGCGGCTGAATGACCCAACAGGGAAGCACAAGGGCTGCAACTTCTTCGTGCTCGACCTGGTTCACGATAAGTTTGCCATTCCAGCACTTAAAGCCTACGCGAAGGCGTGCAAGAAAGAGTTCCCGCAACTGGCGAAGGATATTCAGTGGGCGATTAGCCTTGCGTCTGGGCCCAAGGGCGAGTTCTTTCCGACTTCGATTAGCGTGGCAGTTGCGCTGAAAATGGAGCATGAGCGATGAACGATTTAGAACTGATTTCCGCTAAGGTCCACGAACAGTGGATGGAGAACAAGCGCAAGGCTGGCGTGACTAGCCGAAAGCTGGAAACGGGCGAGGAATTGATGGTGCCGTATGAGCAGCTTTCCGAGGCAGCGAAAGAATTGGACCGTGGAAGCGTGCGAGCGGTTCTGCAAGCGCAAGACGCTATTGCCAGCGGAGGCAGCGCGGGAGCAGCGAGCGCAGAGCCGACAGCGAAACTAGCAACCTACCTACTGAACACCTCTCCTCCAGATTGGCAATACGACGACGTTATTGCGATGGCCGCTGAAGCCGTCGCAGGCAGCGCAGGCTTGAGAGAGCGACTGGCCGAACTATTGCAATATGTGGCCACTTCCGCAAGCGGCGTTAAATGGTTTGAGAACGTCCCTACGGATGTGATTAAACGAGCGGAATCCGCCCTCGCCCACGAAACTGCGCCTGCGGGTCCGTGTCCGAGCAAGCGGCAGATAGTTTTCAACTGGCTGATGGATGAAGACTTGAGTAAGACCGATGGCTACTGGGGCGGGGCAGATGAAGTAGCTCGCGTCGATACATTGCTGGCTGCGCTGAACCGCACTGCGCCTGCGGGTCCGCCATTAGCGGAACTGTTCAAGAATCGGTTTAACGCTGAGTACACACCGGAAATCGAGCAAGAACTGATTGCTATTATCGAGAGTAAGCGGGCTGCGCCTGCGGGTCCGGGTGAGCGACCAAGTTACTGTACCGCTGATAGTGATTGCGCGCATGAATGTCCGGCCAATGAGCCTCGGGCGCGCATGGACGAATTGAAGGACGCGGTTATCGCGCTATGCGACCCTCAATTTACCGTCGAGCAGCGCAAGGCATACATCACTAATCGCATGAAGCAATTGCGGGCGGCTGCGCTGGCCCCTGCACCAGCAGCGGAGGACTATCCCGGTCAGGATTACGTTCACGCTCACAACAAGAACATCCGAAACGCTGACAATGCAGCGGCAGTTAAGCGGGCGTTTCAGCTTATCGCTGACGCGAACACGGTAACCATTTTGAGCCTGAGCGAAATGCAATCAGTCGTGCTAAATGAGTTGCGGCTGGCTGCGCGCACCCCAGAAGGCGAGGAAGGAAAGCAAATGAGCAAGCGCGAAATGCGTTTATGGCTGCGAACCTTCGGGGGTTGCCACGAGCGTTTATGTGGGCTTGGGCAGGGCTGGGGGTTTTGTACCTGCATACTAGCTCAAGCACTGCGTAAGTTTGAACTTGAGTTGTGTGTGCGTAAGCGGCGCGCAGTGGGGGCGGGAAAGGAAAGGAAGCCAGCTTTATGAGCGAGCGCAAGCCGTTGGTACATGTGAATGAGCCAGGATGCGGCTGTTTGGAAGCTTGGCTTTGCGGTTTATGCCATGCGGGAGCGGGGAAATGAAAGCACCTTTTGAGAAGTTCGTAGTCTTGAGTCACAGCGTCAATGAATTCACTGTTCGCGTAGCTGCGCCAGAGTCCGTTCGGGCTGTGGTAGGCGATGCGAAAAAGCTGGAGGACGCCAATGCACAGCCGGAGCTAGGCAGGATAATGATGGAGCGGTACATATTCATTGATGACGCCATCCGCGAAAAGCTGGAGCGAGCAGCGGGGCAGCCAGAAGCGAAATCTCAGGTTTGATGGAGAACCCTTGATCATGATGTTTGGGTGCCAAGGGGAGCGAGTGAGACTTTTTACGGAGGAAACCAATGGAGACTTGTTTAGTACTCATGTTGATGTTCGCGCAGCAAGCACAGGCCCCGATATTTTCTAATGCGACGACGGTATCAACGCTTCAGGTGTGGAGCGGCGGTACGTCGGAACCTATCGCCATATGCGACGAAGTGGACAAGGACGGACTACCGTCGAAGTGCCATCTGGCGAACGGCCATACGCTTGACGAGGTAATGCAGGTGATGTGGCAAGAGTCCGAAAGGCACAGCGAAGCCTACAAAAGCCTCGCGGATAAATATATTGCACGGCTGAAAAAGGACATCGAAATTTCGCAGAAGTTAAGCAAGCTGCAATCTGACATCGAAAAACAAATGAAGCCTAGACCAAAAACGAAATGACGCGCCATGCCATGATTGACACGCCGAACGGTAGGCCCTGCGATCTGTGCAATCGTGAACACCAAGAAAAGGGCATGAACATCTGCTTTGTTTGCAGGGTATTGCTTTTGATGGGGTTGGACGTTCCGCTTGGAAAGAGAGGAAAGCGATGGGCGAGAAGCGATACACAGAACGCTGCCAAGGCATAGTGGCTGCTGGGCGGCAGTGCAAGTGTTACGCCACGCAGAAGGTCAACGACATACCGCTGTGCGACATGCACGCCGCAAAAGAACTGAGGGCGGTAGCTAAGAATGAATCCGCACCTCTGGTCGAGAAGCGGCGAGACTAGACGGGATGAGCGATCGACGCAAAGGGGGAGCGATGTGGCTGATTTATAGGTGGCAAAGAGTTCGTAAGTTTATCGGCGGGCGGTGGGGCCACGTTACTGGGTTCTTTTGGGGTAAGCGTTGGGTGCGTCTCAGTGCTGATTCGCTCGACTGGCATGAAAACTGGGACATTCCGCAAAACTGCCTTCGGTGGCGCTACTTTATTTACAAGATCGACGATAGCGGAATGCTTTTACGGCGTGATTTAGGCGACCCAACAGAAACGTGGTACGCGATTGTGAGAGTGGACTGAGCACCCGTGAACTGTCCTAAGTGTGGCGCCAAGACCTGGGTAGATGAAACGCGGCCAATCCACGCGCTGATTGAGCGAACCCGCGTATGCGAATCCTGCCGAGAGCGTTTCAAAACTATCGAATACATCCCGCCTGAGCCTAATACGAAAACGTTGCGCCCGACATCTTGACTGCGGCGGCTATCCCTATACACTTCCAGCCAAGCACCTTCCATGCGTACCGACCTGGGCGCTGGCCAAAGCAATCCGGCTGGCGCCTTACAAAAGGGAAGGGGCTGAAAATCCTAGCGACAGGCTAGGTCCAACGGCAGAAACTTTGCCTTGGTTTTCGTGTCGATGAACAAATTCACGGTCCGTTATCCCAACGGCATCAAGCGGCACATCAACAAGCGCGAGCTTGACTTGCTAGGCGCGTCCCTCAGGAAGATTGGCCCCAAGGAATACTCCGCATCATCCCTCCGCAGCGACCTCAGAGAAGCCGGTGGCCCAAACTTCCTCGATTTAGAGTTGATTTTCGAGCGAAAAGGCAAGCAGCGAGATCATGAGCGAGAACAAACACCGCGTGGCATGATCGCCAGGCTTGAGCAAATGGGCTTTGTGGCGCCACCAGAAGGATTTGGCGAGGCAGCAGCATGAGCGAGCGTCGATTGTGGCGAGGCTGGCGTTGGCTGAAATACTTTCTCGGCATTAGCGGCTATGTAGACCGGCGCTATCCTAGCGAGCAGCAGAAAAGCACATGAAGCGCCTCAAAGCCAAACAGTCGGCCAAGCGAATCCCCACGCAAGCGGAACGCCAACAGTTGCGCATTAAACAGCGCGTTTCCATGCACATCCAGCAAGGCCCGGTGAGGGAAGCAGAGGCCTTGAGCAAGGCTCGCCAGCAAACCTGATGGTTCACGAAGGACTGCCTTGGACGCCGGCCGAGTTACGAATTATCGAGCTTATCTGCCAGGGCTTGAACCCACGCGAGATCGCCCAAATGCACAGAAACTCCGTGTACACGATACGGACGCACGTCACCAATGCTCGAGAGCGCGTTGGTGCCAAGACCACGGCTCAGCTGGTGGCTGTGTATCTGCGTCGAGAGAATAGGGCGGCAGCGTAAAAATATGCCTGAGAACAGACAGGGAAGCAGACAGAGGCAACCGAAGACGGAGCACTTGGCCCCGTACCATTTCCCGAAGGGAGTTAGCGGGAATCCTGGTGGCCGGCCAAAGGAATTGTTTCGCACGGTGGCGCTGCAAAAGCTAGTTAAGTTGGTGAGAAAGGGAAAGTTAGAGGCGGCTGCTATTGAGCACGTTGTAGAGGCTCAAGTGAAGGCCGCGATAAAAGGGAACACGAAAGCGTTTGTGGCCCTTCGGGATACGGTAGACGGCCGGCCTCAGCAAACCATTGAGCACACGGGGAATATCATTCACGAGATCACTGAGCTTGAAAAGAAACACGCCTTGGGAACGCTCGCAAAGATTCAGAAGTTGGCGGTAATCGACGTAACACCGGAGGAAGCTAGTGCCAGAGATTGACCTTGAATCAGCGTTGAAGACGAATGTTCTAAAGTTGGGCAGCATGGAGCTCGAGGCCCATTCCGATCGCATCATCGTCGTGCAGGATGATTTCATTTCAGGTTACGAGTGTTTGACCTGCGAAGGCGAGCAGGAAATCACCTGCGACAGTTGCCGCGGTACGGGCAACAGTTTGGTGGTGAAAGACGGGAAGTGCTCCAAATGCCAAGGGCGCAAGAGGATTGTTTGTCCGACCTGTGGCGGGAAGGGGGCAACGCTGGTTATTCCCGAGACGGCAGAGCGTCGCCCAACCACTGGCCAGATTCTCAGCGTTGGCCCAAAAGTGACCGGGTTTGAGCGGGGCCAGTCCGTGATCTATCCCAGCTTCGCCGGCCATGTGTGGGATCTGACGGCTCTAGACATTCACGGCAAGGAAGTAACTGTCGTAGTGGTGTGCCTGCGCGAAGATGAAGTGCTGGCCAAGGTTTCAGGGCACTTGGAATTGCGGCGCGTGCGGAAGTCTGCGGCGATGAGCACGGCGGCGTAACATGAGAAACTTCGACAAAGTTAAAGCGTTGGAGCGCTTGTACTCCGAACTCAGTAAGGTTGAATACAACCCGCAATTCTCATCCAACGGCCAGAGTTTTGCCGTTACGACCACAGTGTTCCCGCAAGACATCACGTATATTCTCGACGTGCTTTCAGAAGCTATTCATACCGAACGGAACAAGTGACCAGTCAGCGCTGGAAAATCCTTCCCATCCCTACGGATGACGAGCAAGCGTACCTTGACGCTATCCGGCTCAACTCGCTGGGCTCGCTATTTTTCTTTGTTCACCACACGTTAGGCCGGAACCGCCTGGCTAAGCTCCACTGGCAGATGTGCCAATCCTTGGAAACAGAAGATTTGCACATGGTCTTCGAGATTCCCATGGGGCACTTCAAGACCACGGTGGGCACGGAAGGCTTATCCATGTGGTGGGCTCTGCCGTTCACCGCGCGCGACGAGTTTCAGATGAGGGCTTTGGGCTACGGCGACGAGTGGATTCGCTGGATGAAGATTGCTCACGACCAGAACACCAGAACGCTGATTACCCACGAAGTAGAAGCCCTGGCAATCAAGATGGGCAAGAACGTGGACGAGCACTATCAGAACAATCGGCTGTTTCGATCCGTGTTCAAAGACATCCTGCCGGATAGCGCCTCGACCTGGAACGATCACAGTAAGTTCCACAAGCGTTCAAAGGACTCAGCGCACGGCGAGGGAACGTACGAATATCGCGGCGTTGGCCAGTCGCTTCAGTCCATGCACTTCTCGGGGATCATCAACGATGACAGTTTTGGACGAGAGGCACAGCAGAACTCACTGAAGGGTGACGGTAATATCGCGGATGGGATTTACCGCTGGTGGAAGCAGACCACGACCCGCTACGACTCTGAGACATTCACGAAGACCGGCATCGGCCGGCAGTTGGTAATCGGCAACCGCTGGGGTCACGCGGACCTAAACAGCAACATTCGTAAGAACCATCCAGAGTTCAAGATTGAATCGCACTCAGCAGAGGGCGGATGCTGCAAGCTTCATCCAGCCAATATGCCAATCTTCCCCGAAGAGTACTCCATGGAACGGCTGGCGAGCATCAGGAAGACCCTGATGGACCAGCACAACGGGAATTACGACTACGCACACTTCTACCTGAATCAGTCGGTTCTGCCGGAAGAGTGCATCTTCAAGCCGGAATGGTTGCGGTACTTCCGATTCAAACAGTCACGACCCGATCTCAGCCTGGATGATCTCCGCAACATGCTCCTGCTCGAGCATGAAGTGAAAGATGGCATCGCGGCGGACGATATTGCAGCTGGCGCTCTACACCTGCGAATGATTGTGGACCTCGCGCACGCGAAGAAGCGAAAGCGCTGTGACCACGTAATCCTGGTGGCCGGCTATGACCCCGAGACAGACCGCATTTACCTCTTGGAAGTCTGGGCAGAAGCTACCGGCTATTCCGAACTCGTTGAGCAGATTTACAAGATTGGCCGCAAGTGGGGCATGCGTGATTTTTGGCTGGAGACAGTAGGCGCGCAGAATATCCTGAAATTCTATCTCGATGAGCGGAACCGCAAGGAGTCACGGCCGCTCTACGTAAACGAATTGCCATACGACAACTCCGAGAACGCCAAGCAGAACCGAATCGAAGCTTTAGAGCCCGCGTTCAAGAACAACCAGATTTGGTGCCACCGCAGCATGAAGAAGTTCATCGACCAATACACCTCTTACCCGGCTGGGCTGGTAGACGTGCTGGACACGCTGGGCTATTTGCCCGCGACATTGGAAGTTGTGCGCCGCAAGGAAGTGATGCAGTTCATTTCGCAGCAGCATGAAGAGTTTGCTAGCCGGCAAGTGGGAGCGGGAGGGTACTGATGGACCCCGCCAAGCGGACTAATTTTCAAGATGTGACCGAGACTTTAGTTCGGGCCATGGAGCGCGCTGAAGAAATGGAGCATGTTGTTGTGCTCTATCAAGCAAAGGAATCCACGGGGCGAACTGGCGGAATCTTCACGCAAAATGACGTGACACTCTCGCAGATGAACTGGCTTTTCGATTTAGGCAAAGCTTGGCTCATACAGGACTAATGGCAACACTCCCAAGCGTTCCAACTGAGCAGACCCCCAAGATGTCCTACCGCACCCGACGCCAGTTCGAGTTGCGCGAGGCGGACTTTGGGGCGGATACCAACGCTGCGGTCAACAAGTGGGTCCACGAGCAGATTGAGACGCGCACGAAGCAGCTGGAGAAGCTACACAAGAACCTCGTACCCGAGTGGCGCCGCATCGCGGAGGGCAAGCCGCGCGATGAAAAGAAGTCTTGGCCATTCGAGAATTGCGCGAACCTCGTCTATCAGCTCGTAGGCCAGACCACGGACGATACGGCCGCGCGCGTCGTGCAGTTGCTTTGGGCGACTTCGCCGCTGGCCATCTTCCGGTACTTCACGAAGTCATCGAACCAGGATGAATCGGCACACAACGCGGACAAGGCGCGAATCCTCGAGCAGTTCATTGATTACTCGGGATATGAGCCGAATGAGCTAAACCTTTGGGACGTTGAGAACTTGTGGTTCTCTGACAGCGGGAAGCTTGGTACGGCGTTCACTGTTGTTCGACCCGAGAAGAAGATCGAAGCGGTGTACGTCGGCTACCACGAAACTGACAAGAAAACTCAGTTCGAAGAGGCCACGCTATACGAAGGGCCGAAAGTAAACAATCTGCGATTTGAGGATGTCGGCTACGACCCCAACGCGAACAGCCTGGAAGAGTCCTCCATCGTCTATCGCATCGTCACGCTGAATAAGAGGGATCTGCAAGAGCGTGCCTTCCAGAAGCACTACAAAGAGGAAAAGGTCAAAGAAATTCTCGGCAAGCCGAACCGCTACGGGCCAGGCGAAACGAAGAAGAAAGAAAATAAGGCAAGAGGTGTTGTCTCGCAGGAAGACCGCGTACTGGCCGAGTGGGACGTTCACGAGTGCTATTTCTACTGGTACCAGAACCACAAAAAGTATCGCTTGATTTGCTGGTATCACTACGAAACGAAGACCATGCTGAATCAGGTCTTCAGCTTCATCCCTGACAATCAGATCCCAATCGTACGGACGCGCCTATCAAGCGACAGTCACGGCATGCTGGGCCGCGGCTATGCGGACATGCTCAAGGATGCTCAAGACGAAATCTCCACCGCGAAGAACCAGCGCACCGATGCGATCACGTTTGGGATTCTGGGTATCAATCGGATCTCTCCAGGTAACCGGAACATTGACCGCAACTTCAAGTTTTTCCCCGGCGCCGGCGCTCCGTTCGGAAAAGACGAGTTTGAGCATATCAGCGTCGGTGAGCCTGCGATGGCGGGGCTGTCACTGCAAAACGAAGAGGCGATGATTAAACAAGCCGCGGAACGTGCTGGCGTAGGGCCGGCCGTGGCGGGTGCGGGATCTGGCACGGTCAACAAGAAGGGCCAGTACGGCAGCATGGGCACGCTCGCTGTCATGCAGGATTCAAACACTCGAGCGAATCACCGAAGCTCAGACTTCCGGCACTCGCACATTCGGCTTATTGGGCTCGTCACGGATATGTACGGCGCCATGGGGCTCGGGCGCAAAGGCTCGCTGTTCGGACTGGACGACAAGCTTCTCGAAGAGGCGCTGTCCGATTACCTCGAGCGTAAAGTGAGAATCCCTATCCGCGCGGCGACGGCGAGCGCCAACAAGGAAGTCACCAAGCAGAACGAGCTTTTGTTGAGCCAGGCAGTCATGGCGCACAACAAGGAAATGTCCGCCATGTTGCAGGCGATCGACAACGCCAATACGCCACCGCACTACAAGTCTTGGCTGGTGAAAGTGGTAAAGGCCAAGAGCCGCCTGATGCGACAGATCATCCGAGACTTCCAGATTACCGACCAGCCGGAAGAGTTCATCCCCGAGCCGGAGGGCTTGGAGCAATTCGAGGCGCAGAATGAGCCGAAACAAAACCAGCCAGACCCAAGAATCTTACAGATGGCCTCAGCTATTCGCCAACCTGGAGGTCCCCGAGCGGCTGTTCCTGGAGCAGGGGTGGGCGAAGCTGGAAGCGGACCTCAAGGCGAAGGCGGACGACTTGGCGCATAAGATTGTGCGTAACCTTCCCACCACAGTAGAAGCCCACGCAGAGCAGAACTTCCAGCGCGGGAAGCTTGCGGCCTACGAAGACATTTTTGGATTACGCGAGGAATTGGCGGAATTCAAGAAAAACGCATGATTTACAACACCTGTTCTATCTACAGAGAGCATTGCACCTGAGTAGGATTTTCAGGTAGAGAGGCGGTTTGGGTATGGCTTGGCCATTCAAGAAGCCCGACGAAACAAACGGCGAGAAAAAGCCGGACGAGCAGAACAAGGCAGAGATCGACGCGCTGGTGGAAAGATTGGGCGCTTCGTTTGAAGAAAAGATTAAGCCTCTCCGTGATGAGTTCGGCGCGCTGAAAACGGAGTGGGACGGCATCAAAGCGGCCGCGACACCCAAGCCCGACCCCAACGTGAACGCAGACGGCACCGAGCTTACCGACGAACAGAAAGCGGCCCGCGCGCGTAACGCAACCATCGCCATTGCCGTGACTGCCAACGCCCGCCTGACCGAATCAGAAGTTATTTCCGAGCTTGCTGCGAAGTGGGGGAAGTTCATCCCGAAAATCAAAGAGTATTTCGCCAACACTCCAATCGAGCGCAAGGCCCAGCCGGACTACCCGGAATATTGTCGGAACATCGCAAAAATGGTGATTGGTGACGCGGCAATTTCCAGCGGCCTGAGTTACGGCCAGGACAACAAATTCTTCTTGGAAGACTCGGTGACGCGAACCGGAGATCCTGACAGCCCGCTCAACGATTCTGATTTGACGTGGACCGACCCGCGCAGCGGCAAGGTCTACACCGCTGGCCAGCAGCTCGCCAAGCTCGGTATCGACGCCAAAGAATTCAGTGAGAACCTTCGGAAAGGCCTAGTCTAATGCCTGAGATCGATCCTCAGATTCCCTCCAGCGTAATCAAGCAAATCCGCGAAGACCAGCCACGCCCCGAACTGTGGAACGAGGAACTGAAAGACCTTCTCAATCCATCGATTCAGGCGCGGCCACTGCACATTCCTCTCTCAGGGCAAATCAAGAAGCGCCTGAACGGCGAGTACGAGTACTTCTGGGCGTTTGACCGCGTGGGGCAGAACCCCTACCACGAACGAGTTGAACAGCTTCGCGCAGTTGGTTTCGAATACGCCACCACCAAAGACGTGCAGATGTTCTCCGAAGAAAACATCAAAGGTGAGAACGAGATCCGCTCTGGCGATCGGCGCTTGATGCGCTGCCCCAAGATGCGCTGGCGAGAGATTCGCAAGGACCAGAACCTCCGCGCGCTGGCCATGAGCAATCCCAGTGGCAAGGTGGAGGGTGACGGCCGAGGCGTGATGAGTGCGGCCAACCTCGTACCTGGCATGCCCACGTATTTGTCCGAAGAGAACGTAGATCAGATTCGCGCTCGCGCCAACACGGGCGAGGGCGGCAACGCTTCTGTGGCCAAGATTCGCAAGGAATAGAGGAGAAACATAAATGGCGAATTTCGCTGATGCTATTGAGCCGGTACAAGACCTTGGGGGAGCTGTATCGTTCCCCATCGGCTATCAAGTGGAAGAGGCCAGCCAGACGTTTGTGTACGGCGTGCCTGTCATGCTCAGTTCCGTTGACGGCGGTGTGCAGATTTGGGACGGCGCGACGGTAGCGCGCGGCATCGCCGGTTTCTCTTGTGAACCAGCAAGCAACCTGGGCTCGACTGGTGCCGGCGCTCCTTCGGGATTTTCTCCGGTCACCGGCCCCGGTTCCGTTATTGGCAACTTCGCTGCGAACCCCAACCAATCTTTGGCGGTTATCACCCCGCCCATGGTTCCGACTTCGGATGGCTATGTACGCTATTACATCGGCGCGCCGCCGACTGTCTTTGTTGCCAAGCTCGGAACATCCGCGACAGTGACTCCCGTTGCCACCACGAACCAGCTTGTAGGCACACTGATCGGCTTGACCAAGGACACCGGCAACAGCTTTTGGTACGCCGACACCAACAAGAACACAGCCGCACAGATTGTCGGGCTTGACCCGCGCGATCCCGTTGGCACCGTTGGCGGACACGTTTTCTTTGTTTTGCTGAACTCTGTCGTACAGGTCTTCAGCTAGTAGCTGAAGGATTTTGAGGAGATAAACAAGCATGCCCGTAAACGTAATGTCTCGCAATATGTTCCCGCCGCTACTTGCGCCGGGCTTGCGCCACATCTTCGTGCAGTTCTTCGATCTCAAGCAGCGTGCGCCGCAGTACACGCACTACATGAATGAGATGACCAGCGAGGACGCCTACGAGATCGACTATGAGCTTTCCGGCACTGGGCCGATGCCCTTGATGCCGGAAGGGACGCGGCCGGTAACGGACGGCATCTTGCAGGGCGGCACCAAGAAGTACCTGCACTTGCAATACGGGCTGCTCTCCGAAGTCACCCGGCAACTGATTGCGGATGACAAGTACGGCATCGTTCGGCAGATGCCCAAAGCCCATGCGCGGTCGGCACTGTTTGGCCGGGAAGCGGTCTGCGCGTCGATCTTCAACCTGGGCGGAACGCTGCTCACCACAAATGACGGCGTGACCATCTTCAACACAGCTCACCCGCTGATGGGCGGACAGCAAGCAACTACAATCGCCCCTGGCATCTCCAACATCATCTCTTCGGCGGGAACATATCCGAACCGTCCGAACCCGGACACGGACCTGAGCTTTACCGCTTTGCAGCAAGCGATCAACATCTTCACGCGCATGCCGGACGCGCGCGGCATTCCCGTGCATGTGCAGCCGCGGCACCTTCCGCACCCTCCCGAACTTCGCTGGATCGTGCGGGAAATTCTCGGCTCTCCCGGCAAGCCGTACACCTCGGACAACGAGCTCAACGCCTTGCAGGCCGATAACCTGCAAGGACTCGAGCTGAACTACCTGACCTCGCAATCCGGCTGGGGCCTTATCGCTGACAAGGAAGGCCACCAGATGAAGTTCTACGAGCGCGAGCCGGTCATGGCGCAGACCGACGACGACTTCAAGACTCAGGTGCTTTTGTTCCTGAGTACGCAACGCTTCTCTGCCGGCTGCACCGTTTGGCCTGGCGTGTTCTTCTCTTACGGGCCGTAGAAACATGGCTGAAAACGGACACAACGGGCATGGTCAGGCTCCAAGCACCACTCTTGTCCTGACCATTACCCTTGACCAACTCTCCGGGGCTCTTAACGTGAATGGCCCAATCCAGAACGCCTTGCTCTGTTACGGCATGCTTGAGGCGGCGAAGGATGCCATTCGTAATTCCGCCTCGCAAGGCGAGCGGCGCATTGTGCCAGCCAGCATGGGGCCAAGGGTGGTGTCCTGATGCATCACAAAGCCGTGCTGTCCAAGGGCGAATCGACGGTCAAGCCATTTCACGCGCAATGCTCCTGCGGCCCTACCGGAGACTTCGTAGAGAAAGAACAGGCGCGTGGGTACCTTGCCTATCACATGGCGAGGCTGGGCATGACAGAGACGGCGGAATTCATTGACGAGACGATTCCTGTCGTTGAGGAACCAGAACAGGAGCAGACGGCGAGCTGATGCCCCCGCACACATGGTTTGTATTCTTCGAGAATCTGAATCCGAATCTGCCCTGGCTGGCAAACTGCGACTGCGGAACGCAGGGACGATTTCCAGACCAGGGATCGGCGCAGGCGTACATCAACTTGCACATCGCTGGGCTGCCGAATCAGCAAGCAGCTTCACAGGCGGCGGAACAGGTTGCTCCTGACCCGTACGCGATTTGAGGGAATGAATGATCTGGCGTGGCGAAGGCGACTACACCTACACAACCTGCTCCCGTTGCCAGCGCAAGGTGCCGCTGAGCGAGTGCGAGTGGGACTTCGGGCTTCTGGTTTGTCGGACCTACGGGTGCAAGGACGTAGCGGCCAACGGATCTTTGGAGCTTCGCTGGGCGCGGGAAGCGAGCAGGGACAGGCAAGAACTTGTGCCAGATCCCAAGCTGATTAACCCCGTTGACCCGGCATTGCAACTCGAAACAATTTCGGCAAGCGCAGGAACTTACGAGGGATAACGGATGAGCAGAACTTCAGGAACGTTTTACTCCGACACGCCACACACTGGCGGATTCGTTTTTTATGACGCTCTTAACCTCAACCTGCCATCCGCTCAGCAGGGCAGCGGCGCCAGCCAGCTTGCATGGACCCGTAACGCGGCCGGCGATTGGTCGCTCAACAATGCCACGGTCGGTGTCGCAACTTTCAACGTGGGGATGGGCTTCGCAGACGAGAAGCGCATCATCGAAGCTGCCTTCAAAGGCATGCCGTTTCAGGAACAATTTGGAACCGCAGCGGGAACTCCTGGCTATCCGGCACCCGCAGCTGGCTTCCCGCCGTTCACTGGTGCCTCGGAACTGACCCCGCCATTGACCGCCCCTCCAAAGGGCGTGCAGATCACTGACGTTGTGGCGATCTACAACGTCGGCGTCGCGAACCTTACTGCGGCCTCGCTCTCGCTAAACCGCACGGCCTTCACGAACAACGGCGTGCGCGTGGTGACGAACATTCCGGTCGCGGCCACAGCCCTTCCGCTAGTGTTTCAGGCCGGCGATTACACGGTAGTCCGAGCGGTGACCAGCACGCCCGTATTCGAGACAACCGACCTTTCGACAGTGACGCTGGAATTGTCGGTAACCACTGCTGCGACCACAACGCTGCGCGTCTACGGCCTCGGCGTTCACGTCAACTTCAACTGGGACTAAATGGCACAGATCGCTGCAAATCCATGGCTGTTCACGAACGCCGACCAGGCGAGCACCTTTGCCCTGACCAGTATCGCGAACAACGGTGAATCGTTACTCGTGACGAGCGCGGCCCACGGTTTCGCGGTCGGCTCAAGCGGTCAGGCCATCAGCCTTCAAGGCTCCGGTATCGGAGCGTTCGCTGGCGGGTATCGCGTCCTGACAGTTCCCAGCGCGACAACCGTTTTGCTTCAGAACCAGTTTAAGAATCGCGGGCTTGCTGGCACTGGGGCGACGGGGAACATGCTGACGGCAGCATATCTGGGTGGCAGCGTTCGGGCTGAACAGATCCTCTGGAACAATCCGACAGCCGCGACGACCGTATTGCTCACCGACGCATTCGGAAACACCATCTGGAATCCAACGAGCGGTGCGGCGGGAACTGTCGGTCCGTACACCTACGGCAAAGTCTATTGGATCAACAACGGATTGGTCATCAGCGCGCTGCCGAACGGATCGATTCAAATCACCGTCAACTAACGTGCCTCTCAAGCTGAAGTCCAACGGGTACTTTGAGATCGAGTACAGCGGGCCGTATCTCGGCCTGAATGTGCAAGAGCCGGAAAACTTGATGGATGATCGCCATTCGCCATTCACCAACAATTTTCAGTTCAGGAATGCTGAGCTTCGCTCGCGTCCGAACTTCCAGCTCGAGTTCGCGGGGATGGACAACATCAACCAACCTCTCGGAACTTACAGCTTCCTTGATGTGAACGGAATACAGCACACCGTTGGTTGGAACTCCCGCGGGCTGTGGCAATTTGCCCCATCTGGCCAGCCTTCAGGCGCCTCAACGCCTTGGGCGATCCTTGGCGGGCCGCAACTGGTCGCTGGGAATCCCGTTTCCTATCGGGCCTTCGCCAACATTCTGTACTACACCAACGGAGGACCGCAGCTTGTTTCCTGGGATGGAATAACTTTGACCCCAACGGCTTCCAATGCTGGCGTAGCCAATGCCACCTCCGTTGCCGCAATCTCGGTCGCGGACGCTCCAACTGTCGTACCTGGGTCCACTGGGCCGCTGTCGATCGGTGGTCTGTATCTAGGGGAGCTCGATAACCACATTCTGCTTGCCAATGTCACGGTACTGGATAACGGAACTGGGGTTACCTACACCTTTCCGCAGAGAATGTGGTGGAGTGCGAACGGCATACCGACACAGTGGGACCCCGCGGCCAACACGAACGCCGGCGAAAACGACTTTCTCGATGTTCCCGACCTGATTACCGGGCTCATCACTATCGGCGTGTCGGGGTATCTGTTCCGCTCGAACGGCATCACGTTCTTCACGCCATCGGGAAACGGCCTTGCTCCTTTTCAATTCGATCATCTGTGGGCCTCCGACCATGGAATCGGCAACGTCTACCCGTGGAGCATCCACGCGTACGGGTCTATCGCTTGCTTCATCTCCACTGAGCAGATTTATCAGATGGGCGTAAGTAGTTTCGAGCCGATTGGCGGGAAGGCGCGAGATGCCATCATGGCGGACTTGGCGCTGGCCAGCGGCAATCCCGTTGCTTCCATCGTTCCAACGGATGGACTGGGTTACGTTTACCTGACCTATCGAATTGCCATTCCGCTACCGAATTTCACGCGGCACTACATCTACTCGATCGAAGACAAGAATTGGGCGGTGTGGGACACGCCGGGGTTGCTGCAAACCGGACGCTGCGAGGAAGTCTGGACAGGAACTCTATCAAACTTCGGAGGTCCGGGCATTGTTCCGCCTGCAACGGGCAAGGCCGGTGGGGGCACCGCCCCAAGTGGTAGCGGGACATTCAGTGGCGGCGGGGGCATCACGCGAACTGGATGCCCAATGGTCGGAACCGTCGTGCAGGGGGTTGGTTCTGTGGCCGTTTGGGAGATAGCGGAAGAATCTCTCTGGACAACGATTGCCGTTGAAGCGGTCGGCGAGCTAACCGCCACGCAGAATCATTTGGTTTATTCGCAGCGCGGCAAGGTCATGCTGAAAGACTTGGTGGTTGGCGATTTGCTTGTTACTGAGTCCGGCGAGCGGCCGGTTCTCTCCGTGAATTCCTGGGAAGGCGTTGGAAAGAAGATGTGCGTCGAAGTCCCTGACGGACACCTGTACTGGGCCAGCGGAATCCTGAGTCACAACATAAAGCCGAATATCAACTGACATGGCGCAATCAAACGGCGGCGTAGCGACAACTTCACGGCTCACCCTGTACCCGATGCTCAATGCAAACACGGGGATCGTGGGGTTTTATGCGTTCGACCCGACTACTGGATTCAATGACATTACGGCCCCATCCACGCATTCATACAAGGTGGAAGAGGTTATTGCCGGCCGGACGCCAACGGTTAGCCGAATCATCATTGGGTACCGAGATCTAGGGCCCGTGGCCATTATCTGCACGCTGTCAGGGACAAACGATTCGCAGCAGGTGGTACAGCCCGTCACACAGCCCGTCACGCTGGGCAATCAAGTTCCTACGGGCAAACTGATGACGAAGATTTTAGGGATGCAACTTACCGCCCAGAACTTGCAGTTCACGATTTTTCGGCCTGCTGGCGCTGGCCCTTTGTCGATCACGAAAGTAGTGCTCTGTGGGCGCGTTGAGAATTCGGAGCTGGCGTGAAGCCGCAACGCCGGTCCATTGGAAACATTTCGCTCGAGTCCCTGCGACTGCTGGCTGAGAACCATGCGCGCGTGATTGGCGGGCAAATCAGCTTTGGCGCCACGATGGGCAATGCCGAACAAGACAGAAACATCCAGTGTTCAAAAGCATCCGGTGTAACCCCCGGCGTGGCCAACACGGAATTTGCGGTGCCTCACGGTCTTGGGCGAGTGCCTATCACTTTGAATGGCTGGGACACCAACAACGGCGGGGTGATCTACCGATCGACAACGGCGTGGACTAAGACGCAAGCATTCTTTAAATGCACTACGGCAAGCGCAACATACAACTTGATTTTAGTGTGAGGGAACTGTGGCAAATCTAAGCATCCTGCTTTCCGGCAGCATAAGCGTCACGGATACGACGCTCGCGCCATCTCCAACAATCGTCTCGCGGTCGTTCAACAATCCGACGCTCGCAGCTACAGCAACATTTTTCGACCCGTTCTTCCAAGCCGCTGCTGGCGGTACAGCGGTAACGCTCCCTGCGGCCACCGTCTATTTTGCTTACGTTAAAAACCTCAGCTCCACCGCCAACCTCACGGTTGCCTTCACGCCCGTAGGCGCTGGCGCTGCATCGTCAGTGCTCTTATTGCCTGGCGGTGTCTTCTTCTATTTCCTGCCAGCGGAAACTGGGGGAGGTATTTCCGCGCTGACTTTGACCGGCACCGGTGGAACAGTCCCGGCAGACGTTGGAGTGGCGGCGTAACATGGCAATCATTCCATCAACCCAACTTACGTGTACGGTAACCCTGACGCTTGCCGACCTTACGCAGGGGGCGCAGAGCACCCTGGTACTGAACAGGCTCAACAATCCGATCGTGTTCAAGGCGCAACAGATAATCTACGAAGGCTATCTGAATCTGCCTATCAATTCCTCTACCGGGACGATCTCCCCAACCCCTGGTACTCCCACTTTCTCTGCGCTCTATGTGCGCAACGGAGGAGGGACGCCAGTGATTTTGTCTTATACGCTGAGCAACCTAACAGCGCAGAGTATGTACCTCGACTCTGGCGCACTTTTCTTCTGGCAGACCCCGCAACAAACGTCCACCAACATAGGCGTATCGTTCGTGAGTGGGCTTGCGAATTTCTCCATTGCCTCGGGAACTACGTTGCCAGCAACGAATATTGAGATTTTGGCGGCCGCATGAATACACCTGGCGGACCATCGGCAACGATTGGCAGTCTCATCCAAAAGGTGCAGGCCGCGCTACAAAACCGTTCCGATGCAACGGAGTCTCAGGCAAATCCTGAGATGCGGCCGTCTGCATGGATTCGTGATGCTCTCAGGGAGATCACGGAAAGCCAACCGTTTGAGGAGCTGAGAACATCTGGGCCGCTGGTGAATATCGGGCCAGGGCTTGGGGTGAACGGTTCGACGTACGCTTATGCGGTGAGCTACTTCCTCAACTTGGGAGATGATCTCACTATCTCGGAAGACCCCGTTATTTTTCTTTCCCCTGTCCAAGCTGCATCCGCGGGGCTGGTTGTCAACGGGTCCGGGGCATACTCAATGGACTACATGACGCCAAAGGCGATTCAGCCGTTGCTGTTTACCCCTGGCGGAGTTCCGTTCAAGTACACGCGATTCGGCAATCAGTTCTGGTTTGGGTCGCAGCCAGGGCAAAACTATCAGGTCTATCTGCCGTACCAGATTCGGCACCCATTCAACGATGACAACCTCTCAAGCTCTCCGGTGCTCGTACCGCCAAGCTGGTTGGACATCGTAGCCTTCGCCGCTGCGGAGCGTGGGGCGGTAGTGAACCGCTGGAATGACCAAGCGACGTATTTGCACAATCTTTTGTACGGCGACCCTAAATCGCAGATGAGCGATGGCACGCTCGGGCGACCTGGACTAATCGCCGCGCGTACCTTCCAGATGGAGCGCGACAAACGATTGTCTACCGTGCAAATCATGCCCGTTGTTTCGAGGTACTGATATGGGATCTGTAGCCAATCCAATGCTGACCAGCTTGCTGCCAGGGTCGAATCCGTCAGGTGTCTCCATAGCGCTTGCGGATGAACTGAAAAATTCTTCTAAGGGAACTTCGCTGATTCCTACCACGCCTACCTCGGCTTCCTCAGTGTCGAACAATCCGTATGCCGGTGGCGTAGTGCCAGGGGCGTCCACTACGCCGTCGTTCCCTGCGAATGGGCCGGGGGCAACAAGTCTATTCACGCCGGGAGCGACCCCGAGAACTGATGCCTCTTCGGCGGCAGCTTCACCCATCGGCGGCATGAACTTGATGTCCAAGAAGGATTTGAGCCGCCTCTTTGATGGGCTGAAGAAAACGTACGGGGATGGGCCAGCGCATGCGCTACTCGATTTCCTTACCAGTGGTGCGGGTTTCAATCAGAACGCCATCAACAATCTGTTCGCGGCATTGCAGCCTCAAATCAATCGCGGAACAGAGAACATCATGGAGCAATTCAGCGCGCTGGGTAATCGATTTGGAAGCGGCGCGCAGATCGGACTGGGCGACTACCTCTCGCAAGTCAACTTGAACGAAGGCCAGATCGAAACGCAGATGTACGAAGAGGCGGTAAACAAGTACATCGACGTTCTGATGGGAACCTCCACCAAGGGCGCAGATCGCATCGCCAGCTCGCCAAGTTCAATGGACTCCATTCTGAGCGGTATCGGGTTAGGCGGGAAAGCGGCCGGTGGGGCTTCGTCTATTATTTCAAAGCTCTGGCCCAACGCTGACACTGGAATCCTAGACACGATCGCAGGAGCAGCGGCCTTCGCGTAATTTATGGGCGATACACCAACGACAGTCGTACCCGGCGCAACTCCCGGAACCACACCACCTTTCCAGGGTGGCGTAGACCCGTCTGAACAAGTGCGCGAAATGACCAAGCGCATTCTGACCACACTTGCGCAGTCCTCGCAGCAAAAGAAATTCTCAGGCACGCCGCACCCGTCCCCTGTTCCTGGCCAGCAAGACTCGAGCGGCGCGCGAAGTATCGGGATGAACACGGGGAATCCTCACGCATGGGGTGGCCAACGGCTGATGGCCGGTATTCAGACCATGATTCAGAACGCCGTGTCCAAGAAAAAAGAGACGGACCTGCTGAAGGCAGAAGGGGATTGGGAGTACCTCCAGTCTGCGCTGAACGAACAGTACGCGGCGGAGGCGAGCGGCGACCAGAGAGCTCTTGCCGCGGCGAAGATGAAGGTGGAAGCGGTTGCGGGTGACCCGAAGAAACTGAAGCTGATGGCCAAGGCACTCAATCAGGACTGGCTGAATCCAGAAAAAACAACGGTCCACGGCGAAGCGTTGAAGCGGGTGCAGGCCAAGACACAACAGACGGACGCGCAAAAGAGCCAAGCCAAGCAAGGGCTGATGGGCCTTTTCCGCAAGCTGATGACTCGTCAGCAGCAACCGGAATTGACAGGCGACGAGCGCTCGCGCATGGCGTCGGAGATCACCGCCAAGGCTCCAACCACATCGGCCGGCGCGAGCGTGAAAGACCAGACAGACGCGGCCAAGGGGATATTAGACATTGAGAAGGCGGCAAAAGAGGCGCGGGAGAATTACTACCCGCCCGTTCCTGATGAACATGGCGTCCTGCGCTCGGTGAGCAAGACGGACCCGCACAACGTCGTAACCATTCGCGATTCCGTAACCGGAGAAGAGGTAAAGGGGATTCCGAAAGGTGGTACGCCCAAGGTTCTACAAAATGGCGGCGTGCCGTACGGCATTGCCCGCAACGGCAAGATTGTTACGCCTGAGAGTCCTGACTGGAGCAAGGAAGATCAGACGGCTTTCGACGGCGCGATGGGTGCGGCAAAGGAAAAGCAACAACTCAGGATAGACCCCATCATCGCAGACCAGATTGGGGAGCCGCCCAACCCAGCAGAATATAAGAAGGGAAGGTCTGACCCTGAATACGCCGCGGCGCTCAAGAAGTACGGAGAAGCAGCGGAGGCCATCAAGAATCGCATGGTTGGCCAGCAAGGGGCCGCTCGAGCGAAAGCGTTCAACGAATATCGCCCTGTTCAGGTTATGGACCCGGACGGCAACGTGTACTACACCACGGCAAAGGACGCCATTTCGCAAGGGCTTGCCGGGGCCGGCGAGGGCGTGAAGTTGCGTCCGCGCGAAGCGCAAATCAATGACATTCAGGTCGCGTCGCAAAAGACCCGCGAAGCCATCAACGCGCTGGACAAGCCATTCGATACGGAACAGATCGCCAAGCTCCACTACGCCATGGAGACGGAAGACCCGTCCTTGGCGAACACAGAACTCGCCACGCTCGCAAGTCAAAACCTGACCGAAAAGCAACAGGACTTCGTAATCTGGGTCCGGCAGTTGAACGAACGCGCGATGTCCCTGCGCAACGTAGCGGGTATGGGCACGGGAGCACAAGACCTCCGCACGGCCATCCGCGCGATGATCCCCGGTATTCGCAGTGGCAACACGCAGATGATGAACAAGCAGCTCGACGCTTTCGATAACCAAGTAAAAATTCTCAAAGGCGGCATCGCGCATCCTGGGAAAGCTGGCGGGGCAGGGAAGACCGTTAAGATGAAAGCTCCTAACGGGCAGACCCAAACTGTTCCCGCTGACCAGGTAGACCACTACAAGAAGCTGGGCGCCACGGTAGTTCAATAATGGCTGAGAAGAACTGGTTTACAGAGCACGCGCCGAAAGCCGCAGCATCACAGGACTGGTTTGCGGCGAATGCGCCGAAGGCTGAAGCCGCGCCCGCGCAACCCGACCTAAGGGCAAGAGCGGAACTCGAAGAGACCGCCAAAAAAGAGAACGCTCCGATAGCGGGAACGTACCGCAAGATCGGTCGGGGGGCGGCGTTGGGCGCCTTCGAGGGGCTAGGGATACCAGAATCAGCCAGCGGTATGGGCGTGGTTGCTGGGGCCCTCGGTAGTGCTGGTAGCGGTCTGTACGAAGCTGGTAAGAATATCCTCATGGACCCTATCGAAGGAACCATGAAAGTGCTCCACGGCATGGCGTCAGGTGTGGAGAAATCTGGAGGCGAAGCCTATCACGGTCTGCGAGAACATGACCCAGAGAAGTTTGGTCACGGTGCGGGCTCTCTTATCGCTCAACTCTTTGCGCTGAAGAGTGGTAAAGAAGCGGCGACAACGAAACTAGCAGAAAGCCCCGTACTGAAAGCCGCTGAAAAAACGCCAGCAGGAAAATTAGTCAAGGACCTATCCAAGAGCAAGGTGTCGGAACTGCAAGAGGCTCACGCTGCGGAGTCCGCCAAGGTAGAGCAGGCGTACCAAAAGGATTTGAAGGCCCACAAGGAAAGCGTACAAAGCCTGAAAGCTGAGCACGAACAGGCCATGCGGGAGTTCAAGTCCGCAGAGGAGATGAAGCGGCACCAGCAGAATCTAGCGACCACAGTGCGCGACAATATTCAGTTGGCCGACAAGCGCATCGCGCAGAAGCTGGGCGATGAATTTAATGCCGTGCATGATGCGATAGAGAAGAAGAATCCCAAGGTGCAGGTGCAAGACGTTGAGCGCACCGCACGCGCGGAGCTGTTTTTCCCTGACAGCGTGCAGGCATTCAACAACATCATGGAGAATTTCAAGAGCAAGCTCGGCATGTCGGACTACGGGATTCTCCGTAAGACCTACACTCGCATGAACGAGTTGCTTTTCGGTGGCAAGGAACTGCCGACCGACCTGTATGCCGCCGTGAAGACGGTACGTGATTCGCTTGGGAAAGATTTGCAGAAAGCCGCTACCAGTGTTGGGATGGGGGAGCGGTTCAGCCGCACGATGAAGAAATGGGGCGAGTATCAATCGGACTGGCACGACACATCAGCGTTGGCGAAGGGTGGCTCCCCGCTGAGTCGCATCCTGCATGCGGAAGATCCTCAGTTCGTGATCGATCAACTCTCGGGGAAATCTGCCGAGCGCTTGCTAAGCGATTTGAAAAAGTACGGAACCTACGGCGCCGACAGCGGATTGGCGCAACGGCTCCAGCAATTCACGAAGCGGCTGAAGTCTACGCCGACTCCTAAATCTCCTGAACAACCAAGGATTCCCGCAGCCCCGGAGAAGCCAACAACCCAGCCATTTGACCGTGAAGCCGCAGCAAGAAAGCTGCTCGTGGACAGAATTAAAAAAGGCCTTGGGATCGGCGGAGGTGTTGTCGGCGGAGAAATTCTTTACAAGTTACTTTCTGGCGGGGGAGGGAACTCCAAGCAGGCTGGCGGATTTGTTCCCTAGTCGCTTCAATTCTCGGACGTTCATGTCGTGGCAGGTATCTCCCATAGTTGGAGTGGGCGAGTATGTAACGGCCGGAGTGGATAGATGATTTTGGCCTTCGTCCCAAGTCCAAATAGCTTTGATTCCGCGAATTACGGCGTATGCACACAATGCCAACAGTAACCATCGACCAACGTAATAGAGGGCGAGGGCTCCCCAGAACATGCCCGAACTCTATCACGAATCCCACATCTGTTCTATCTCAATTTGCGCTCTAATTTGCTAACAGTAACGTAGAATGGCCAGCCACATCAAAAAGCCTAAGTCGCAGAAAACAACGCCTTTAAGCGCTACCAGTGCCAGTGAGCCCTTGAAGATGCACCAGGAAGACATCCCTTCCGACATGGGCCGCACGCGCACCGGGATTCAGCACAGCGCAGAAGTCTGGGGAGATCGGGCCTTTGGCTCCGACCGCAAGCACCCCAAGGCGAAGCCAAGTTGTTAAGGAGAATCTGATGAGCTACCTCGGACGAAGAGAAGACGCGAAGCGCGAAGGCGAGTTCGCAACCAAAGTGATCGACGGGGAAACCACGACCTCTCCCGTTCGCGACGGTGGGACGGAAGCGGGCGGGGCGCCGATGGGCGGCACCACGGAATTCACCCAGTCGCGCACGCGCACCGGAATTCAAGATCACGTCAAGACTCCGCGCCGGCAGTATGGCCAGGACAAAAAGACCTCCTACAGTTAGTCCGTGAAAATCTGCGTTCTCTCACATTGGGGAGAAGGAGCATGGTTCGCCTGGCTGATGAAGCAGGCGGGCCATGACGTTCACTTCTCCGTCGAAGCGGAGCCGAATCGCGGAGTGCTCGCAGGCTTGATTGAGCAAACCGAGATCACCGACCCCACCGACTATGACCTGATGGTCTTCGACACCACCGGATTCGGTTCGCTGTCCGACGAATCCCACACAAAGACTCCCACGCTTGGCGACTCCTCCTTTGCCGACCAACTTGAGCATGACAGGCTATTCGGCATTGAGTTCATGCAGCGCGCGGGCATCAAGGTTCCGACTTACGAACACTTCAACGACGTTTCCGCGGCACTCCGCTTCATCCGCAAAACCAAAAAGGTCTACGTCTTCAAACCCTGCGGGGAAGGGGCGGACACGGCCGCAACCTACGTCAGTAAATCCGCGGAAGACCTCGAGCGATACATTGACGTTCTGTGGCGATCGGCGCCGGTGAAAGAGTTCATCTTGCAGGAAGTGGTGAAGGGAACGGAAGTCTCGACGGAAATGTGGATGAACGAGTCGGGCTACTACTTCCTGAACCATACGCTCGAGTGCAAGAAGCTGATGAATGGAGATCTGGGGCCAGCCACCGGATGCTCTGGGAACCTCGTATTCGCTATCGAGCAGGAAAACCCCATTTTCAACCAGGGACTAAGAAAGGCTTTTGAGCCGCTACGCGAAGCCGGCTACGTGGGGATGATTGACCTCAACGCCATTGTCACGGACGGAGAACTCTTCGGACTCGAATGGACGCCTCGATTTGGGTACGAAGGCACCTGCAATGTCGCGAGTCTTTTGCCGATGGATTTTGCTGAATTTATGTACCGGATCGCCGCAAACCAGAAGCTTCCTGACCTTGCGCCGCGCCACTCCTTCTGTGCTTCGATACGCCTGTCGATCCCACCCTATCCGAATGATGGACTGCCGAAAAAGTTCTACAAGCAAGGCGTGCCCATCGAAGGCATGAACCGGAAATTACTGACCAGCTTCTACGCGCTAGACATGCGGCTGAACGAAACGAACGAGGATTTATTTGAGACGGCGGGTATCAACGGCTGGCTGGGAGCGGCGCTCGGTTGCGGGGAAACCATCGGCCAAGCGTTTGAGCACGCACAGGGAGTAATTGACTCCATCCGCGTGCCTGACCTGATGTACCGCACGGACGTACGGAGCGTGGCAGCCAAGCGCTATGTGGAACTTGAGAGAAATGGCTGGCTACGGCCAACGTGGGGCGACTGATGATGCCTGATGCTGTGGACGATTCGGAGCACATCCTTCAGCAAGATGAAAACTCGGAATCCGACGACATCCCTGAGATGGATGAGGAGGATGATTAGATGTCGGTGAGACTGAGACTCGCATTTCTTGCGCTGCTGTTTGCCGTGCCTGTCTTGGCGCAAGCCCAATCCACCACGGTAAGCGGACAAGTAACAGACGCGGGAGGGCAAAGCTGGAACAATGGCACGCTGACTGCGCAGTTCGTGCCTAACCCTCAGTTCCCAACGATTAGCTCGTACACCTGGACAGGCGGAACGCTCAATCAAACGATCTCGGGCGCGCTCAACGGCACGGGCGGATACTCAGCCCTCTCTATTCCATCGAATAACGCAATCACGCCGCAAGGCTCGCACTGGCAATTCACGTTCTGCCCGCAAGCGACTTTCCCCTGCTTCACCACGGTGCTGATAACCATCACCGGAGGCACGCAGACGGTGAATGCTACGCCTCCCGTGATTGCCATTGCACTCACCAATCCGCCTGGCCCTTTCACGCAAGCTTACGCAGATTCCGAGATCATCTCTACTCCGCTTGGCGGACAGTACTACAACGTGACGTTGAGCCAGGCGCGGACGTGCACGGCGGTAAGCGGAAACTCTTGTTCCGTATGGAGCAGTCCCTCGGGTTCCCTGCCAAGCGGTGGCTCAACAGGACAAACGGTAGTCAATACGGCACCAGGCGCAGGAACGTGGCAGAACTATTCATTTGCGAATCTGGCGAGCTTTCCCGCAGGTTGCGGCGCAAATCTCTTTATCACGGCGATCTCTGCCGCTCCAACATGCACACAACCTGCTGTATCGAATCTGTCCGGCCTCCCAGTAACCGCCCCTCAAGGCGGAACAGGCGTGGCGAGCCCGACTGCCCACTCCGACCCAGAAGCAGAAGGGGCAGCTAACTACAATTACGTGAATGCAGGCGCGGCGGTCACTGGTGCAGTAAAGACAGCGACCAACGGAGCCGACCCAGGCTATATCGTCCCTGGCCTGAATCCTTCTCCTGATGTCAGCACGACGCCTTATCCCGTCCGCTGCGACTCAGCAACGGCAACACTAGACCGCGTACAGACGGTCCGATTTGTGAGCGGCGCGTCTGTTGCGACGTTTCCCGACATAGGCACGAGCGGATGTGGAAGCGGATTTGTCACGACGCTGATCGCCCAGGTGGCCGTAACGGTTAATCGAACTACCTCATCGACCTTTGACGTTTACAACGGCTCGGTATCAACCGGACAGACTACCTTCTCCTTGCCCGCTGGCCAGCACGCGACCATCTCTCCCAGTGCTTCAGGGTCGAGTTGGATCGTCAGAATTGCAGCGGGCGGGATAACTGGCCTGACAACGAACACGATCCCTAAGGCTACTAGCGCGAACTCTCTTGGAAACTCCAGCATCACCGATGACGGCACGACAGTTACATCGACCGACACGGGAGGCATGAAGGCACCGACATTCACCAGCACGGGCACCACGGCGGGCTTTGTGGATTACCCCCAAGGCTCATCGAGCGCGGCGGTCGCGCCTTGCAATACCGCGACAAGCATCTGCGAAGAGGCTCCGGGGGCGGTCACATCTTACCTCGTATTGAAGCCGGGAGTCGCAGCACAAGGCGCTCTCACCAACATCGTTACTGCCGCTGTGGATACGCAAGGATTCAGCGGAGACGCGAATCACTCCACGACGGTAACAATAGGTTCAGGCACATCTATCGGCTCGACGCAGCTTTGCTCGACGGCTAACTGCCCCGTAGGAACCTACCGCGTCAACGCATACGTTGACATCACAACGGCTTGCACAACCACAGGCACCTACATCATCAATCTGATTTACACCGACGACCAAGCCTCAAAGACTATCCCGATAAACATTCAGGGAACTGGCACAACTCCTGCAACTGGCTCTCTCGCGCTTAGTGCCGTAGGGAACTTCGGACAAGCCTCACAAATTCTTCGCTCTACTGGAGCGGCCTCGATCAACTACAGCACGACGGCGGGTGCCTGCGGTTCCGGTGGCCCGATGGTCGGGAAGCTCTATCTCAGCGTGGAGCCGGTGCAATGAGACTCCTACTCTCTTATATCTTATCACTCTGTTTGGCCCTTACTCCGATGCAGGGAGTCGGCGGCAACGCCGGAGTTGGAGGTAAGGCAGGCTTCGGCGGCGGAACGGGTGGCGGGTCTATTAAGTCCTACATTCAAAACGTCTTTGTGGCAGGGACAGGTAGTGCCGTCACATCAACTCAAACCCCGGCATTTGGGTCCGCGAATACTGCTGGGAATACGATTCTTGTGGGAATAGAGTCTGGTGCCAGCTCCGCCACATCCATAACGGGCTGCTCTGACCTTCAAGGCAACACTTATGCAGTAGATAGTAATGCCCTAGAAACGAGCAGTGGCGCCGCTCAAGTTGCCGTGGCGCGGGCTTCCAACATCATTGGAGGCTCTGCAAATAAAGTGACCTGCACAAGCAGTGCGGCGCAGACTTTTTTCAGTGTCTACGCCGAAGAGATAAACCAAAACTTGACCTTAGACGGCTCTCCTGTTTCGGGTGTCACTGCGAGTCCGGCCACGGCGAACAGCTTAACGATTTCAACCTCAGTGACACACGACCTAATTTTTTACGCTGCAAACTGGAATCAAAGTCATGGAACAGGTTCTGCTGGAACGAATTTCACGCAACACAATCCAAGCGCAGACGGATTTGAGGATTGGGTCAACGTTTCTTCAACCGGGAGTCAAACAGCGGCATATTCGTGGACAGGAACAACGACGAACAGTGTGGCTATAGCGGTGGCGTATAAATGAAGATGATCTTATTGCTGCTGTTGCTATTGCTCTTACCCTCATCCCTGCCCGCTGCTGACATCTATTTCGACCTCGCACCCGCAGGAAGCAACACAGGCGCAAATTGCGCCAATGCCCGTGCTTATAACTCCAATTTAGCCGGTGACGACATACCCGGAAACATTCTCCACCTTTGCGGCACAGGCACGGCAGCAGCAGGTACATCGGGGATGTTCGTGCTGCAAGGCTCCGGATCATCCGGCAATGTCATCACTGTGAAGTTTGAGACGGGAGCGATTCTCCAAGCCCCCTATTTCGGGGTGAACGGCGCAATCAATACAAATGGACAGTCTTTCATCTTGATTGATGGCGGCGTGCCCTGTGGTCCGAATGGTAGTGCGTGCAATGGGGTCATCCGAAACACCCTTAATGGAACATCCGGGGGAACATGTCCGGGCGGGGCTTGTTCCAATCAACAACTGTCTCAAGCCATCGTCGCACAGGGCGGCTCCAATATCGAGATAAAGAACCTTGGAATCTACGATTTATACGACCATACATCCTCTAGCGATACGGTGGTGGACGTAACCCGCGTAAATTGCATTACTTTCAATGGTTCAAACATCCTGGTCCACGATAGCACTTTTCACGATGTTGGTTGGTGCCTGATGCACATTTATCTTAACGGCGATGCCAACGTACAAGTTTATAATAATATTATTTTTAGCGCGGCTCACGGTTACATTCCCAATACGCAACACAGCGGAGGAAGCTCTGGCCCGTTTTTGTTTTACGGCAACCACATGTACTCGTTCTCCGCATGGGATACGGCAGCGAACGCTTACCATGAGACAGGGGTTCATTGCTACACATCTCAAACCAGCGGGGCTGCTGCCCATATCACCGAGATAGATATTTACAACAACTGGTTCGGGCCTACGTCGGGCGGGAATATGACGGCCTATGTGTTCTTGGAGGGAGGCACCGGAACAGGTTCGACGCCTTGCATGGATTCTTCCAGCGGTGGGTCTGAGTATAACAATGTCTTCATTTCCGACCACTACATCAACAACGGCCTGACTAACGCTTCAGGAGCGGTCCAAATTTTCAATAATGTCGTTTTAGGACCGGATAACAATGGTGGAGTATGTGTCTCGCTTGCACCGCAAGGAAAATTCGAGAACAACGTAGTGGCGCAATGCAATCAGTTGGTATACATGGCATCGAACACTGGAGGAGCGGGCCTTACAGTTGATTATAACGCCTATGGAACGGCTAGCAATGCATTCGTGTGCGGTGGAGTATTCTACAGCGATTCGCAATTTTCCAGTTGGAAAACCTGC